TAACTCAACCGGCATTCCTCGTTTGAAATTGAAGGTACCAGGAGGACGTAGTAGTTGTGTTGAATCCCACCCAGACGAATCAGCCTGTAGGTGATATGTCAGTCGTCGATTTATGTTCTCAACTGTTGGACCTGAGGATGCAGGTATTCGCCAATAACAGTGACAGTGAGTTGAAAGACTGGTTTGTACTATGAGAGTAGGTTCGGGGACTTTTCTTCCTGAAAAGTCAATTTCGGTAGCACCATCGAACTCCACCCAGACAGTTTGCACTTTCTTAACAGCGTCTTTAGTAGCTCTCTTTTCAGAGTAGACCGCTGGAGAAATATAGACTTCCCCGCCGCCAGATTGAACGTGATAAACAAGTTCGTCTTTTTGAGCGGGGTACTTAAACCAATTGGGATCAAAACTGTTCTCTGTTTTAACTGGAGAATATACATATCCGTCAAGTCCATCAAAGAGAATGTCTAAATAAGTCTCTAGATCATTCAATTAAACCCCCAGAATAGTAAACCCCTCGCCGATTCGCTTTTTCGTGTGTCTATTGACCTTTGTGTTTGTAGTTGGAACCCGACAAACGGCACGATATGCGGATAGACGAGGGGTTTACGTTCTTGTTAGTTAGACAGAATACCAGGCATTCGGACCCTGGGGAACCAGTTTCCAGCCGAGTTTTCCGCCTCCCTTATCGTAGGATTCATGCACCATTGCACAACCTACAGTGTCTCCTATGAATCGATCGACATCAGTAAGGTCGAGAGCATCATCTTCCAGGTCTTCACCTGTCAATGCTTCAAAGAATGGCTTTGCGCCCCAAGGGTTTTCCTTGTCAACCCAAATCCAATGCTTTACCTTGAACTTGTCGTCTTCATAGTCCTCGATTTTGAAATCCAACACAACGTTGAATCCCTTGCCCTTTGACTCATCCTTCTTAGGTTGAGCCAACTTGTAATCGGTAATCAGCAAGGTGTAGTTGTCTTCGGGAGGAAGATCCTCCTTAGTGAACTCTTTCGCCTTGCCAAAGTCAATTGAAAAATCATCAGACATTGCCGAAGATTTCCTTCCATGTTGGGTTCTCGATATAAATATCTTGAATGTTTAATCTGTTCTTAGCTTCGATGGTTCGTGTTCTATTTAAATAAAGCCGTCGTGTAACTCCTTTTGTTGTAGCCGGTCTGGCGTCCATATACCCTACGACGTTCACAAGTCTTGTAACTGCTTGTTGTAGCCTGGGAGTAATATCCGGATAAATACCTGTAACCTCAGTTTTCCCTTCGGCGTCCTTTTCCTTGTCAACTCGTTCATGTCCTATAATGACCACATTAATTGGTGCATTCTGTAGGAAACCAAAAAGATCGGTAAATGCTTGTGTAGCGTACTTGTAATCCTTTTCCCAGAATTCATGTGCCTGTCTCTTTGAATTCGGTTTAGCTACATCGGCTGCCAATTTTTGGCGCATGAAGTAGTCTAAAGCTGTAGTAACAGAATCAAAGACGATTGTTTTTGCTTCCTTCCCCCGAACGATCTTTTCTATATCTCGTCGCATTTCGTCAATATCTCTCGGTGTCTTCACCGGAGTATCACAATATTCTGGCCAATGTTTCAGTGTTTCTGTAGAAGACTCAAAGTCTTCCCAACAAGGCTCTGGAGCATCAGCACAAAATCTAGTTTTACCTGCTCCCGCAGGGCCATAGATTAAAGCCTTGATGAAAGAGACTCTTTCTCTAACAGGCTGAAAGCCTACTATTTCCATCAGTCTTCACTATCAGGTTCAGATCGTCTACCACAACATTCTGGACAATTGAACCACGGCTTAAAACGGTGCTCTTCACATGCCTTCTCGTTCATTTTTTGCCATTCTGAATTGTAGTTTCTGTTCCTTTAGCAACAAAAACTTCATGGGTTGTAAAAGACTCTAATGCTCCCTTAAAGAATTCTTCTTTGAAGTAACCCTCACCTTCCCCTACGATGATTTTCTTCACAGTTCCATCTTTAAAACGAACGATAAAATGGTCAATTGGTACTTGTATCATTGGAGTCGTGACTGGTAGATTCACTGAAAGAGGGGTGCTTTCTCTTAGAGTCCCTGGTCACGTGAACGAAACTATGGCTGATTACATTACTGGAATCAATCCCTTTGCGTTCCAACATGCAAGGAGTCTCATACGCACAGTACCCACAATGGGATGCGTAATACGGGATCGGTTCAGACTCTAACATCTTAGCGATCTGCTTACAAATCGTTTTATAAGCGATTTCAAGCTCCCGTTCGGTATAGGCTACCGTTGAGAAAGTAAATGCCTTATCATAGGTGATGGGGCTTTTCTGGTCTTTTGTATTGATATAGCTAATTTCGGCGACTGCAACTTCCCCAGTTAACATCCAGAGAATGACGGCGTAGAATAATAGCTGATATGAATGCCTAGCGTCCGCTTTAGTCCAAGCTCTATCTCCTGTCTTATGATCTCTTAATCTAAGTCGACCCTGAGAATCTCGATAAATAAGATCGCAGTATCCAAAGAGAGCTAGAGTTTCAGAGATTTCATGTTCAAGCTCATGCTCAACTTCCATCACCATAATTCCGGCATCAATCTTTGGAGACTGCTCTGTTATGTATCGAACCATCGCACGACTGATTACAGCGTATACTGGAATCAGGTGGGAATCTCTAGGAATCTCTAGTCTAGAGACATCATTCTTAATTCTTGCTAGAATTTGTGCACGTGCGAAATCTGAGCCTGGCTCAACACCAGCTTTGTAGTTGTTATATAAAACATGGGCTAATTCGTGAAAGTAGTTTCCTTTGTCGAAGAAGAATTTTCGTTCCTTACCTACAGGTAGGAGTTCTAAGTTGTATACATAGTTATGCTTCATGGCACACGTTTGAAACGTGCTAATTCGAGATGGGCTGACTAGTAACTTCGTCAACTGTGGTAAAGAGAGTTCCGTCATAAATTCCTCTAATAATGTCATCAAGTGTCAGACCTGAGGACTGCAAGTCAAGCAGCCATTCCAAAATAGCGGTCTGCTGGTCGGGGGTGAAAGTAATCATTATCCCTCCTTTCTAGTTACTGCTGCCTTTCTGCATATTGCACAGGTTATAAATCCAGGTGTAGGGGGTCTACGTTTACACAGTGGGCAGATATTCAGTGTATCCGCAGTTATCAACCGTGTCAAATCCCCTCGCCAAAGATATGCTCGAAGACTTCCTTAGCCTTACGAGCATCTCCAATCGCAGTATGTTTATCCTTACCCGCTGATGCAATATCCATTGCTTTAAAAAGCGAGTCTGATTTGATTGGAAGATCAAGTTCGTGGAATCCCTTATTCTTATCATTAGCCCCTGCTAGAAAGCCAAGCGAAAGGCATTCGACATCCATCAAATGGTAATGCCAAGGATGGTTATGGTTTTCTATCTGATTTCTACCATCACCATAATGTCTCCACAATGCATGAAGACGCTCAGAATCGAACCACGGACAAGCCCCGACTAAATGGCGACCCTGTAGGAGTTCCTCTAGTTTTCTAGCTGTCTCAAAAGGTGCTAATGCTGTTTCTGGATCGTATTCAGTTCCAAATCGGGTGTTCTCTTTAACCCATTCATCGACATGAAGAGAGTCTACCCAGTTTTGCCAACGATACTCTTCTTCGTCTATGATGATTGCAATGTCCCAGATACTATGAAACTCAGGATGAAGTCCTGTAGTTTCGGTATCAATGAATGCTACTTGGCTGCGTTGATAACTCATTTGCCCTCCGTTAATTCTACATAAAGTTCATTTTCAGATGTTCTACGAAGTCTAAGACTATCTATGTCTCCATGTTCTTGAAGAACTTCTAGATTACCGTTTTGAGCTAGAACTCTACCTAATTTTTCTATTAGTTCTAAGATTTTCACATTTTTCTCAATTCACTTCTGATATGTTTTACTAAACCTTTATAGATGAATTCTATAGCTTCATCTAAAGATTCTCCATTACGGAAATATTCGTCTGAAAGATAAATTTCAGACTGACACGAAAAGGCTAAGGATAGGTGAGTGCTATCAGGAACATCATCAGTACGACATGTATGCCAATTTCCTGGGTGTTTCTTTTTAGCTATTGCAAGAACCTGCTCCGGTGTAGGTCGTTTCTTAATCATCCCACATAGCCCAATACATCCATAGGTTAGAACCTGCCCCATATATAGCTAAAGAATCTACTCTAATTCTATTACCGTTTTGATAACAAGCTACCACAGTAATAGTCCCACCGCCGGACGGACCGCAAGTAATATTACGATCAACAAGGGTTTCATCTTCTTCGGCAACGACGAATACAATTTCATTGGTACCACCAGTATTGTTAATAGCAAGATTTCCTGCTGTGTCAACATAGATAGAGGTAACGCCAACGCAATGATGAAAATAATCATCGAGAACTCTCGGTACAACTTTAGTTCCAGCCCCATTTAAAGTATCGAACCGAACGACACAACCTCTTTCTATGATAGGATTAGTGTCAGATTCTGGAACAATCATTACTGTTCCAGCAAGCAAGAGATGAGCTAGTTTCATGGTTACCTTAATACAGGAGAGACTCGGTATCTTCTGGGGGTGAAAATACCGAGCCTACAATCCTGTCCTCCGGCGGGGGAGGATTTTATCGAGTAGCCGGTAAGCAATTTGTGCAAACAGGCTCTTCGGGAATTGGTGGAGGAATTGTTACCACAATAGTAGTTGAAGGCAACGTTGGAGGCGCTGTAGTTACTACTGTAGTATTAGGGGGCTCCGATGTAGTAGTAGGATTTAATGTAGTGCTCGTACTTGTCGTTGCCGTACTTGTCGTTGCCGGAGTAGTTGTTGTCGAAGTCGGAATTGTTGTCGTCTCTACGATTGTAGTTGTCGTTGTTGGATCTACAATTGTTGTCGTTGTTATAACTACGGTCGTCGTGGTTGTTTCCTCTACTGTTACAGTAGTCGTCGTTGAAAGATCGGTTGTTGTGGTTG